TGATCCTGGATGCCATCAAGTTCCGGCGCGCGATGCTGCTCAAGCGCGGTGTGGTGATCGTGTGAGCATAAGGGATTGGGCAGACCTGAACGACAACAGGCTCGGCCCAATCCTGCGGGAATTGGCCGAGGCGGCGGAAGGGACGACAGACGACGAAACGCTGAGGCAGCTTGCCAACCGGCTCAAGTTCATGGCGGGGGCAGTTCACTCACATAGGCACAGAATCCGCTCACAGTCGGGAGGTCTCGGCGATGATAAGGGGGGATAAGGTTTGCAAATGCGGACGGCGGCCCCCATCAGGAGAAAGAAAATGGATATGCCGGATAAAATATTCGCTGACCCACCGTCTACATTTGAAGGTTCTGACGTTTGGCACAGCGAAGTGGGCAAAGACCGCGTTGAATATATCCGCGCCGACTTGTTTCAGGCGGCTATGAAGAACGCATATGCGGAGGGTTATGGAGATGGCAGGGACTCTTACGGGCCGGGGCTATAGTCACAATGACCAAAGATGAACACATCGCGATTTTGAAAGAGGCCTGCCAGCGCGCCAGAAAGTTCGGCGCTATGGACGCCTTGCGTGGGTTGGTCAATATTCAGTCTCTCGTGGCAAGCGAGTATGAGGTCAGCGGAACCCCCGCAGAGTTTCGCGCGGCTTCGCGTATTGTAGCCGAAACGCAGCAGATGCTTGAGGCGATGCAATGACCACCCGCCAAGCCCAATACCGCGACGCCAAAGCAAAGGAACGACAGGCCAAGCGCGATGCTGGCCTTGTGCGCGTTGAACTATGGGTTCCGGCCCATATGGCAGATCAGGTCAAGGAAATTGTGGCCGATATGATCAATGCCACACAGGAAAGGAAAAATGATGGGTGATTTTGACCTAAAGCCAATCATGACGCCAGCACGCAAGCGGCGAGAGAAGCGCGCGAAAGAGAAAAGGCCGTGCGTCTACTTCATGGAGAACAGAGAAACGGGCGCGGTGAAAATAGGGCGCTCAGGTTTTAGGGCCGTGCGCATCAAGGACGTTGCCCTTTCATCTGGAACGGAAGAAGGAGAGCGGGCTTATTTCGGATACTTTGAAGTTGACGAAGATAAGGCCACAGCCTTGGAGAATGCGCTGCACAAGAAGTTTGCAGCCTTCAGATCAACTGGCGAGTGGTTCGTTAACCTGCCGCTGGGGTGGAAGGGTGACGCTTTCAGCGTGGCGCAAAGTATATGCGGCGAAAATTTCAGGGTTGCCGGGATGATAGATGATGTGGTGGGTCATCATGCGTTGGCAGGGGTAAACCTAGCACGCATGCCAGCCGCAAAATACAAAGCTGGAAGAAACAAAGCATTCTGTTGACACGCGCGAAATTCTGACGGATAAAAGTTACAATCGCGGTGTCGTGGTTTGGAATGATGCCGATGTGTAGCGGGCGGCTCTCTGAAAAGGGGGCCGCTTTTTGCATTTCAGGGGGCCGCAATGGCTGACGTTCGAATCCGCTTTGGCGCAACCATGGGTGCCGGTTCACAGGTCTATTCTGCGCACCCCAAGGCCACAGCAAAAATCACCTCGTCCGCATCTTCACAAGCAACTACTGCCGCCGCAGAAGCCGGGGACTATGTGACCATCAAATCAATCGGGGGCGCAGTTGCCTTCAATATCGGCCCTGCACCCGTTGCCGTTGCTACAAGCGGCGATGTCATCATGGCAGGTGAATCCATGGACTTTGGCCCGCTGCAAACCGGGGACAAGGTCGCTGTGATCGATGCCGCGTAATGGCAGGCCTGACGCAAAAGCAGGAGGCGTTCGCCCTTGCTTATGTCGAAACGGGAAGCGCGGCAGAAGCCTATCGCACGGCCTATGACGTAAAGGCAGCAACACAGCATTCCACGATTTACAGCGCGGCTTCGCACCTCTTGGCCGACCCCAAGATTGCTACAAGGGTTGCAGAACTTCAGGCGCAAGCGGCGAAGCTGTCCCTCTACACGGTGAAAGCAGCCTTTGACGAATATGAGGCAGCCCGAAAGCTGGCGATGGAAGACAACCCATCAGCAGCCGTTGCCGCGATCAATGGCAAGGTGAAGCTATTTGGCTTGGACCGCCCCGCACGGGTTGAACACACGGGCAAAGACGGCGGCGCAATCCAGACCGAGGAAGTCGGGGCTGGTGCTGCAAAGCTTCTAGGATTCTTGAATGGCATCGCAGAGCGTAGCGGAACGGCTGGCGGCTCTGCCGAGTGACCAGCGCGCGAAAGCCGTTGCTGCGCTAACCGACAAGGAAGCCGAGGCCCTGCTTTATGATTGGCGCGGCTTCTTGGCCCGTGGTGATCAGATCGAACCGCCGGGGAATTGGGTGACATGGCTTGCCCTTGCGGGCCGGGGATGGGGCAAGACCGAAACCGGCGCGCAATGGGTGCGGGATCGGGTCAAGCAAGGGGCAAAGTCAATCGCCCTGGTAGCGGAAACGCAAAAGGACTTGGAAGAGGTGATGGTCGCCCGCTTGCTGGCAGTCCATCCAGACAGCGAAAAGCCGAGCGTGCGATACAAGCCGGTGCGGGTGACATGGCCTAACGGCGCGGTTGCCTATGGCTATAACGGGACAGAGCCAAACCAGCTTCGCGGCCCTGAATTCGATACGGCTTGGATTGATGAATTGGCCAAGTATCGCTATGCCCGCGAAACGTGGGACATGCTGCAATTCGCCATGCGAGGAACGGCTATCACGCCCCGCCAGATCGTCACCACGACCCCGCGCCCGATTGAGCTAATCAAGGGCATGGTCGCTGGCAAGGAAGGCCCGGTGCATGTCACGCGGGGCAGAACATCGGATAACAAGGCAAATCTAGCCGCGACCTTTATGGAGCGGGTGGTTGGCCGATATGAAGGCACGCGGCTAGGCAGGCAGGAACTGGACGCCGAAATCCTTGGCGATCTGCCAGGGGGTTTGTGGTCGCTGTCTACGCTGGACACTTACAGGCTAAGGGAAGCCCCGACGATGGGGCGGATTGTGGTTGCGGTTGACCCGGCGGTTACGGCAACAGAGGCAAGCGACGATCACGGGATAATCGTTGCCGGTCTGGACGATCAGCGCGGCATTGTCTTGGAAGATGCCAGCATCAAGGGCAGCCCGCTTGAGTGGGCAAGGCGCGCGGTAAGCCTGTATCGGTCATGGGGTGCTGACTGCATTGTGGTCGAGGTAAACCAAGGCGGGGACATGGTGGCGCATACGCTGCGCACCGTTGATCCGAATGTGAACATCAAGGAAGTCCGGGCAAGTCGCGGCAAACATGTCAGGGCCGAACCTGTTGCGGCTTTGTATGAGCAGGGCCGGGTCGCGCATGTCGGGTCCTTTCCTGAGTTGGAAGCGCAAATGTGTCAGATGACCACGGTTGGCTATGAGGGCGATGGAAGCCCTGACCGGGTGGACGCTCTTGTGTGGGCAATGACCGAACTATTCCCCGGCATGACAGAGCCGGTTGTTGATATTTCGCGGTTTGAGATCAAGCATCGTGGCCGCGCGGGGTGGATGGCATGAAACCAGAAGACCTTCTGCGCCAAGCCCGACGCCGCATGGATGACGCCTATTCGGCAGACATGGGCAACCGGCAAGAGGCAGCGGACGATCTGCGATTTCTGACTGGTGATCAATGGCCGGATGATGTGCGGGCAGAGCGGGAAAGCGAAGACAAGCCTTGCCTGACGATCAACGGGCTTTCGCAATTCGTGCGGCAGGTGACGGGTCAAATTCGGGGTATGAACCCGGCAGTCAGGGTATCTGCGGCGGACACAGACGCCAGCAAGGACGTGGCCGAAATCTATGAGGGGCTGATCCGGCAGATCGAATATGCATCGGACGCGGCTTCCGTCTATGAGGCGGCAGCGGAAAGCGCGGCGGCGTGCGGAATCGGGCATTGGCGCATTCGTGCTGACTACGCGCCGGGCGAGACGTTCGACCAGGAACTGGTGATCGAGCGGATTTACAATCCCTTCGCTGTTTTCTGGGACCCGCTGGCAAAAGACCCGACCCGCAAGGACGCGGCCTATTGCTTCATTGTCGAGGAAATCAAGAAGGAAGACTTCGAAGAGCAATTCCCCGGTAAGAGCGCAATGGCGGTGACGGGCGATAACCAGCCAAGCCTGCTTTACACATGGGGACGCGGCGAAACCGTCACCGTTGCCGAGTATTTCTGGAAAGAAACGCGGTCGGTCAAGATCGGGCTTCTGCCAGATGGCACGGTTGTTCGCGATCCAAAGCCACCGATGAATGTGGTTAAGGAGCGCACCGTCAAGGAACCAGTGATCAAGTGGGCCAAGATCAGCGGCGGTGACGTTCTGGAAGGGCCGAAAGACTTCCCCTGCAACTATATCCCGGTTGTTCCGGTGGTTGGGGAAGAATGGCACAACGGCGAGCAGACTTACCGGTCCAGCGTGATCCGCTTCGCCAAAGACCCGCAACAGCTATACAATTTCGCCCGGTCATCCGGTGCGGAACTTATCGCCATGCAGCCCAAAGCGCCGTATCTGATCACGGTCAAGCAGGTTGCGGGGCTGGAGACGTTCTGGAATACCGCCAACTCTTCGACGCGGCCCTACCTGCCGTATAACGTGGATGAGAAGGCAGGAGCGCCGACCCGCGTCCCGCCGCCGGTTCCATCATCTGGCATCATGGCCGAAATCCAGATGGCCGCTGATGACATGAAGCGGACCACGGGCATCTATGACGCAAGCCTTGGCAACCGGTCGAATGAGACAAGCGGAATTGCGATTCAGGCGCGGCAACAGGAAGCGCAGAACGGCACGTCCATCTATGCGGATAACATGACCAAGTCTGTCGCCCATACGGGGCGGATTCTGGTGGGCATGATCCCCAAGATTTACGACACGAAACGGGTAGTTCGGACCCTTGGCGAAGATGGTCAGGAAAACATGGTCCTGATCAACGATATCATGCAGGCGCAACAAGATGGCATGGTTGCCGATGTTCCGATTAACGATCTGACCCAAGGCCGCTATGACGTGCGGGTGAGTGTCGGTCCGTCCTATCAGAACAAACGCCAGCAGGCTTCGGACGGCATGTTGCAATTCCTGCAGACGGTTCCGGCGGCACAGCAATTCGTGGCTGACCTTATCGCCGGGGCGCAGGATTGGCCGGATGCCGACCGCATTGCGGAACGTCTGCGCAAGGCTTTGCCGCCTGAAATGCAGGACGAGCAAGAGGAAGAGCCGACGCCAGAGCAACAGCAGGCCAAGGCGCAGCAGGCACAAGCGCAACAGGCGCAAATGCAGGCGCAGCAACAGGCCGAAGAAGTCGCCATGGCGGAAGCCAAAGCCAAGGCCGAAACGGCTATGGCAAACGCGCGCAAGGCGCAGGCGGAAGCTGACAAAGCGGAATTCGAATTGGCCCTAGCCCGAGGCCAAGTAATGCAGCCGATGGCTGCCATGCCAATGCAGGCGCAACCGGGCTACTAAGGAACCCCAATGACCGACGAAGACCTGAACCCAGCCGAAGCGGCAGGGGCCGAACCCGTTGTGCTTGAAGAACCCGCAACGCCGGTTGAAGGCGAAGAGGGCGAAGACGAAAAGAAGCAGCGCGAAACGTCGAAAGAGCGACGCGACCGCGATAAGGCATACAAGGAACGGCTGCGCACCGAAAAGGATGCCGCCATTCGTGAGGCAGAGGCCGCAGAGGCCAGACGCCAGAAGATTTTGAACGCGGGGACTGCGATCAGCGCCCCGAAAGAATCCGACTTTTCGGATTATACGGAATTCGTTGCCGCTAAAGCCGTCTGGGCACATGCACAGCAGGCCGCGCAACGTGATGCAGGTTTCATCGGCGAGGAAGTGGCAGCCGCCAAGTCAAAGGCAGCCGAAATCGAAGCCCGTGAACGGCAAGCTCAGGCGGAATCCTGGGAGGCCTCGAAACAAGACGCAAAATCGCGCTATCAGGACTTTGAAGCTGTGGTCTTTCAGCCGGGTTTGTTCCCACCGGGGACGCACCTGCCAGACCTTGTGATGGCTTCGGATCAGTCAGCCGATCTTGCCTATGCCTTGGCCTCGGATCGTCGGATGCATGACGCAATCCTGCAAATGTCGCCGCTTGAAGCGGCGCGTGCAATCGGTCGGTTGGAAGCGTCCCTGACGCGACCGCAGGCCAGAACCTCAACAAATGCGCCCGATCCGATTGCCCCTGTCCGGGGGAATGGCGGCGCTAACCGCAACCCTGTTGCCATGACAGCGGCTGAATACCGCGCTTGGCGAGAGGCTGGCGGCACGCTCTAGGAGCTTGACCAATGGCTAACACTTTTCTGACGCCTTCCGTCTTTGCACAGGAAGGCCTGATGATCCTTGAAAACGAGCTTGTGCTTGGAAACAAGGTTCGCGCGGATTACTCCGATCAATTCGCCATGGTTGGCGATACGATCAACATCCGCCGCCAGACTGCCTTTTCGGGGCAGACTGACAACCTCGACCTGTCGGCTTTCACGGAAGATGTGACCGAAGGCAAAACGACCATCACGATGAACAAGACCCTTTCGACCAAGGTCAACATCGGCGTGCTGGATCGGACCCTGTCCTTCGACCGCGTGTCCAAGGAAGTCATCGCGCCGGTCATGGTGCGCTTCAAGGACTACATCGAGCAGCAGATTGCCGCGCAATACACCGGCATCTATCACTTCGATGGAACCCCCGGCACCGTTCCGGCCAACTACCTTGCGCTGGCCACCCCGAACGCGATCATGACGGACGTGGGCATTCCGAACAGCGACCGCTTCGCCGTTCACAGCCCAACCGCTTCGGCATCGCTTGCTGACAGCTTGAAGGGTGTCTTCGTTCAAGACAAGGCCAAGACCGCCTTTGAAAAGTCGGTTGTCGGCCCGTATGGCGGTCTGGAAAACTACCAGTCTGTCCACGCCCCGACCCACACTGTCGGGCCTCTGGGCGGCGCCCCGCTGGTCAACGGCGGCGCGCAAGCGGTAACCTATGCCGCTGCCAAGGACACGTGGTCGCAGTCGTTCGTCACCGATGGCTGGACGGCTTCTGCCGCCAACCGCCTGAAGGCCGGTGATGTGTTTACGGTTCCGAACGTGTTCAGCGTCAACCCGGTGTCGAAGGTTTCGACCGGACGCCTGCAGACGTTCGTCGTCCTGTCCGACGCATCCTCGGACGGTTCCGGCAACCTGACTGCGACGATTTCGCCCCCGATCATCACCTCGGGCGCTTATCAGACCGTCACGGCAGCTCCGGCGGACAACGCCGCGCTCACGATCAAGACCGGCACGGCTTCGACTGCCTACCGCCAGTCGCTGATCATGCACCCTGACGCGATTGCGCTGGTTACCCGGCCCCTTCGCATTGAACAGGGAGCGGGCATCAAGACTTCGACCAAGTCGGGCAACCGGGTTTCGATCAGTTGCACGGAATGGGTCGATGGCAACACGCTGGCCCACTACATGCGCTTTGACATGCTCTTCGGTGTCAAACTGCTTGACCCGCGTCTAGCCTTGCGCCTGACCAACTAATCGGATCGGGGCGGGGAAACTCGCCCCTTTCCACCTTCGGAGGGTAGCCCATGGCCACGATGCAAGACATTGTCGAACGCGCCTATCGCAAGATTGGCGTTGTCGCGGCAGACGAACCCATGACTGCCGATCAGGGGTCAAGCGGTATCGACGCCCTCAACATGATGATTCAGCAATGGAAATTGCGGGGTATCGCTATCACCTATTCCAACTTGACGCTTGCGGACACGTTCCCGCTAGACGCCAAGTTCGAAGAGGGGACGGTTTATCTTCTTGCGCAGCGCATGGCACCTGACAACGCCAAGGCGGCGCAATTCGACGCGGATGATTGGTTCCGCGCAATTCAAGCGTCCTATCTGGTGATTGATCCGGTGGTCATGCCAACGGCGCTTACCAGAACATCTTCGCAGCTTCGGGGCATAACCGTTGCCTCTGGCTGAGTTCGTCGGGCAATCGGCCCGAGACAGCGACAACATCAGGGACAATCCTTCCCGGCTGGTGAACCTGTATCGCGAGCCGGTGGAACCGGGCGACAAGCATGTCCTGAAATCGGTGCTTGGATCTACGGCTTTTGCATCGGTTGGCGGCGTCTTTGTTCGGGCTATGGCGGCGTATGAGGGCAACATCTACGCGCTGGCCAATTCGAAGTTGCAGAAGATTGCGCCGGATGGGTCTGTAACCAATCTGGGGGCCACCCTGGACGATGAAAACGCGACGATTGCGGGGAACAACGGCAACGTCACGGCGGTGATTGGCGCGGCCTATTACGTTTGGGATGGGGCAACGCTAACGACCCCGGCGGCGGGGGCTTTTAGCAGCTTTGGCGCGGTGGACTACATCGGCAACTACACCGTGCTGACTGAAAAGGACGGGCGCAAGTTTCAATGGTCCGATGTGGCCGATCCGACAAGCCTTCCGGGCCTGAATTTCACCACGGCCGATGGGCGGGATGACAACTGCATCCGGCCCTTGGCATTGAATGGTCAACTCTACATCCTGAAACATACTTCAATCGAGGTTTGGTATTTGACCGGAGCGGCGGGGGCATCGGCCTTTGAGCGGCAGGTCGGCGGCGTCATGGACGTGGGACTAAAGAGCATCAACCTTGTGACCCGCTTTGACGGCGGTGCCTTGATGGTTGGCGACGATGGTCGGGTTTACATGATGGGCGGGCAAATGCAGCCCGTTTCCATTCCGGCAGTTGAAACGGCAATCAAGACCTGCAATCCGGAATTCTGCCTGACCTATGATGATGAGGGCCATACGTTTGCTGTCATCACGTTCCGGGACTGCCCGGCGTGGGCCTATGACATTGCGACAGGGGAATGGCACGAGCGGGCGCAGGGTGCCGATCTGGGGCCTTGGGAAGCGTCATGCAGCGCCGATATGGGCGGGGAATGGTTCATTGGCCGGGATGGCGGGGAAATCCTGCAACTGACCCGGAATAACAGCGACGGCGGCTTGCCTTTGGTTCGCTTGGCACAATCACGGATGGTCTACATGGACGGGGGCCGGTTCACGATTTCCGAGGTCGAAATCTTCCCGCGCGTCGGGTTTGACGCGGCCACGGTTGAACTGAGTGTTTCAAAGGATGGCGGGATTACTTGGGGCAGCCCAAAGGCCCGGAGTTGGGAAGTCGGGGAGTATTCGCGCCGGGTGATCTGGCGGAACCTTGGCGACTTTCGGCAGGCGGCATTCCGGCTGACCATATCGGACGCGGTTGACGTTCCGGTGTCTTCGCAGGCGAGGTTTTCGGCATGACCGCGCGGCTGCTACTTCCGACACAGGCTGTCACGACCAAGGGCGATCTGCCGTCGCGTGAGTTGGTGGAAATCATTCAGCGCCTTGTCGCGGTGGCGGGTTCTGGCGGCGGCGGCGGGGCTACCGATCTTGGTTATGTCGCGGCAACGCGGTTGCTGACTAGCAGCACTGGCACGGACGTTACGTTGCCTTTGGCCACGACGCTATTGGCGGGGCTGATGTCTGCGGCTGACAAGGCGGCGCTGGCGGCAATGGTCAAGGGCACCGCAACTGTCACGGTTCCGAACAACCGGCTGGAATGGTCGGAGACTGTTGCGGCGGTGGGAATAACGCCGTCAAGCGTCATTGTCCTAGCCATTGCCCCGCATGACGACGCCGACGAAAACGACGCGGAAACGCTGGATATTTCAGCAATGTCTGCGGCTTCGGGAACCGATCAAATCACCGTTGAACTGGCTTTCTCTGCGCCATGCGCGGGGCCGGTCAAGCTGAACTGGATGGCTGCATAATGGCAAAGCTTTCGACTGACCTGCGCAGCGCCACGCTGCACCCGCGCGAGGCGATCTTTTCCACGGCAACCCTTGGGTCCCTGAACGCGGAAACCATCATCTATTCGGATAGCTGCAACACGGTTACGCTCGACCTTCGCGGCACGTTTTCCATGACCATCGAAGTCGCTGGGACCGTTGATGGCAGCAACTGGACGCTAATCCCGATGCGCCCGATCAACATTGCATCGGTCGCCTATGTCGCGGCTGTGACGGGCGCAGCGGCGGGAACATGGGTCGGACAATGCGCGGGGTTCCGGCAGGTTCGGGCAAGGGTGACGGCATACACGTCAGGCTCAGCAATCACGACGCTTGCCGCCAATAGCGCGGCCTATGACAACCTGTTGTTCGGGCCGGTCACAAGCGTTGCCGCTACGGCGGTGGGCGCGGCAGGCGCGGCTGTGACATTGACAATCGCGGCCCCCGGCGCTGGCCTTCGGCACTACCTAACATATCTCAGCATCAACCGCTTTGCATCAGCGCTTTTGACTGCCGCAGCGGCCCCCATCACTGTCACCACAACCAACCTGCCCGGTTCTCTGGCTTTCAGCTTTGCGGCGGAAGCCTTTCCGCAGGGGTCGCTTGACCGGTGGCGCGAGGACTTTGCATTTCCCATTGCGGCAAGCGCACAAAACACAGCAACCACCATCGTCTGCCCGCTGACAACTAGCGTCATCTGGCGCGTGACTGCGGGCTTCTATGTCGCGCCGTGATCGGACGAAAAGCTGTCGGTGGGAATGATGAAAAAAGACGATATCAAGGCCAAGACGGAAATGGTGGTCAAGCGGTATGGCGCGACCACGGGCGCAAGCTCTGGCGGCAAGCCCGCCCCGAAAGCCAAGGTGACGATCCGCCCGACCGGCGGGCTGAAAATGAACGGCTTGAAGATCAAGGTCGTCAAGAAGTTCTGATGCGACTTCTTGCCAAGGATGCAAAGCCCTTTGCCGCGCACCCTTCGAACCATGAATTCGGCTGCACTCATGAAGACCTGACGGATGACTTTCTCTATTTCGCGCACGGCGGGGTCTGCATGGCGTTTCATCCAATGCCCTGGCCGGGTGTGTGGATGGTTCACGTCATGGCCAAGCCGGAAGCATGGGGCAAGACAAAGCCGATGGTTGCGGCCTGCCTGGCGGAGTTCTGGGCGGAAATCAAACCGGATCACTTGATTGCATGGGTTCCGCCTTACCGGCGGCTGGCAAAGGCCCTGATCCGTCGCATGGGCGGGAAATTGGAGGGCACCATGGCAAACGGAATTGAAGCTTACGGCTGGAGGCCAGAATGGGCGTAGCAGCAGCAATCGGCAGCACAGTTGTCGGCGTGATCAGCGCAAACAAGGCAGCCAAGGCGCAAACGGCGGCAGCCAACCAAGACATGCAGTTTCAGAAGGAAACCCGCGATATCGTGCGCGGTGATCTTTCGCCATATCGCAACGTAGGCACGAATGCCCTTGCTGCGATGAACTACATGAACGGCTTGGGTGAAGCGCCGATGATCGGCGGCACGCCTTTGGAAATCCAGACCATCGAAGGCCAGATTCAGCCGCAAGCCGGATATCCGGGCGGGGAAGGGCCGGGGGGGCTTATGCGCCTCGGTGAACGGGGCGGAATGCTACCGCAAAGCGCGCCACAGCGTGGCCCGACAACCTATCGTGTGGGTGATAAGACCTTTGCCACGATGGAAGAGGCGCGGGCCTATGCGACGAAGAACGCCACGGGCGGGAAGCGTTACGAATGGACCGCTGATCCGGGTTATCAGTTTCGCCTGAAAGCGGGGAATGACAGCATCAACGCGCTTGCTGGTGCAAGGGGCGGGCTATTTTCGGGGCGCACCCTGCAAGCCCTGTCGGACTATAACCAAGGCATGGCTTCGCAGGAATTTGGCAACGTCTATAGCCGACTTGGCGGGATGACCGATATGGGCATGTCAGCCGCGCAAATGTCCGGTCAGGCCAGTCAGAACGCGGCGGCGGGTGTGTCGAATGCCCTAGCGGCAAGAGGCAATGCGGCGGCGGCGGGGGCCATTGGGGTCGGGAACGCACTGCAAGGCGGCATCAGCAATGGGCTTTCCCTCTGGCAATACCAGAAGGGCCTGCAACCGGCGGGGATGTAGCAATGGCCGCTCTTGACCCGCAATATGTGATCAGCGGCCTTGTTAAGCGTGGCGTTCCCTTGCATGTGGCGCAAGGCGTAACGGCGCGACTGCACGGCGAAAGCGGCCTTGACCCCGGCATCAATGAAATCAGCCCGACCATTGCCGGGTCGCGCGGTGGTTTTGGCCTTGCCCAATGGACCGGCCCCCGCCGTCGTCAGCTTGAAGCATTTGCAGCAGAAAAAGGCCGGTCTGTCAGTGACCCGGAATTGCAGCTTGATTTCCTCATGTGGGAAAATGCGAACACCGAAAGCGGCGCATGGGCTAAGGTCATGGCCGCGAAAGACCCGGTTCAAGCCGCACAACTCTTCACAACCGAATGGGAGCGCCCCGGAACCCCTCATCTTGGGGCTACACTGGACACGGCGAAGCAGTATGCTGGCCTGACGGCAACGGGGAACGCCCTTGCTGCGCCAAATACTCCTGCCGCGCCACAGAACGCGCTGGCAGAGGCCCCCAAGGCCCCGCAACTGACCTTTCAACAGCAAGACGTTAACGCATTCATGCGGCAGCCTAGCAACGCCTTGGCGATGATGCAGCCGCTCACCTATCAGCGCAGAGGGAGCCTCGGCTAATGGCACTTGATCCGAACATCATTCTAGGCGGTCGCGGCGTGGACGTGATGGGTGCCATGGGCGCGGGCAATGCCTTGGCGACACAGACGAACCAACTGCAACAGCAGAACGCCTTGGCGCAGCTTTACAAGACGCAAGGCGCTGGCATCATGAACGGCGATCCGAATGCGTTGAACGCCTTGGCTGCGATTGATCCGGCGGCGGGGCAGGGGTTCCAAGCCGGGGCTTTGGGCATGGACCAGACCCGCCAGCAAATGGCCGTCCTGGACGAAAACACCAAGCGGGCGGCAGAAGAATACGCGCGCGGCCTGAGTGCAGAACAAAAAGCGGCGGAAGCGGCGCAGATCGAAGCAGGCGTCAAGCAAGCCCTTATGGCCCCGACGCCGGAAGCCTTTGACGCGATGATGATCCAGATGGGTCATCCTGACATGGTCGGGCAGTTTGAAAACCGCGAGGCGCTGGCTGCGCAGTTTATGTCGGTCGCTGAAATCATGAAGACGATTCAGCCACCCGCAACGGACCCGCTCAAAGGCGCGCCGGAAGGCTACATGTTCAAAGACCCGAACAACCCGGCGGCAGGCGTTATCCCCATTCCCGGTATGCCAGCCGCTGGCCCTGAGTGGCGCGCGGCCACCCCGGAAGA